GCCTCGGACTCGATGAGCGCGTCAAGCTCGATGTCCGACCCGATGGGGATGTGGCGGCGGGCGGTCATGGCGTCACCCTCGCTTTCCACGTGCAGCCGAGCAGCGCACCGCCGCCCGGATCGATGAACACTCCGTAGTCGGTCGGCCCCTCCACATCGACGCGCTCGACGACGCCGCCCAACGTCCGGTCGGACGTGATCGCTGCGGCCACGCTGGTCACGGCGACGGGGTCCATGAGCGACAGCAGCAAGTCCTGGGCGGCCTCGTGGTCGGGCGTGTCGACCCTCGCCCTCACGGTGAGGAAGATTTCGTTGTTGCCGCGGCCGAACGCGATGCCGTTCTGGAACGGGTCGGCCGGGTACACGTCGATCGCCGGCGGCGTCGGGTTCCACACCAGCATCGGGTTCACCGCGAGACCGTCCACGGCGGGGGTGCCGGTGCCGGGTGAGGTTGATCCGCCCGTGAGTTCGACGGCGATCTGGTCGGCGAGGGCGAGCATGATGTCCTGCAACGCCGCCACCTCAGGAAATGCCCCAGGTTGACTTGAGCGGGGCGAGTTTGTTGGCGTGGCGGTCCCACGAATCGCGGGCCGTGTGAACGATCGCCTCCGTCCCCAAACCGATGATCCCGAACGGCGACTCGCCCTGCTGCCAATGCTCGACCGCCCGGTCGATGTTCACCCGCACAGCCAACGCCGGGTACGGCGTCCCGAAGTCGACGGTCCCGGAGCCGTTGCATTCCGCGTTGATCTCGTAGGCGGCGGCGTCGAGGCAGACGTCCATCGCCGTGCCTTGCTCGGGCGTGGGGTTGCGGAGATGCAGCAACCTCGCGAGGTCTGCTGTTCCTGCGTAAGCCATAAGGCGGCCCCGGTGACCCGTCAGGGCCGCCCCCGGCAGTCGATGGGGGCGGCCCAGGGTCATCCAGGAACCTACGCCGTCAGGTGCAGGAACCTGTCCGTGTCGAACACCTTGGCCTTGTAGGCGCCGATGACGCCGACCTCCATCCCGCCGATCGCCGGCTCGACCGCCCGCAGCTCGACGGGTGCGCCCGGCGTCTCGCCGGACAGGAACGCCGCGGAGTCGCCGAGGATCGCCGTCCCCGCCGAGAACCCGTACGACCCGACGATGCGGAACCCGGAGAACGTCCCCGTCATCGAGCCGATGTCGAGGTTCCCGACGGCGGACATCTGGACGACGTCGGCGGTGCCGACGGCGGCGAGGTTGAAGAACATGTCGGCCGACAGGTACAGCGTGTCGGTGCGGGCACGGCCCCCGGTCGTGGTGTAGATGTCGGAGGCGCCGCCGATCGCGGCTGCCCGCCAGTCGCCGAAGTCCTCGGTGCCGGTCGTGCCGAGCGCGGGGCTGACGGTGCCTGCGGTGCCCGACGTCGCGGAGCCTTCGAGCTCGCCGCACGCGGCGGCTTCGGTCTGCCGGGCGTACGCCTCCGCCGCGAGGTCGAACCACAACTGGAGCGCGTCCGGGGACGACCAGTTGATCGTCTGCCACGACAGGTTGCCGCCGCCGATGTACGTGTCGGCCACGATGCTCTCGAGCGTGACCTGCATCTCGGCGGTGCCGCCCTCGGTCTTCTCCGACGCCTGCTTGAGCACCTCGGGCCGCTGCGCGATCTTCGGGTACGTCAGCGTGCCACGGCTGAGGTCGACGCTCCTCGCGGAGACGACGACGGGGCGGGTGCCGTTGATGATGTCCATGATCTGGCTCATGTGCTGCGGCGGGAGGAGGCCGGGCACGTCCTCGGTGAGGGTGTGCTCGACCCGCTGGAGCCGCTCCTGCGCCTGCGCCATGATCTCGGTCGCGTTGCCGTACTGGGACGCGGCTGCGATCGCGAGCCGCTGGTTGGTCGAGAGGAGCCGGTCGCGGGCGTACTGCGCGAACGTCCGGTACACGACGCCGTTCTCGCCGCCGGGCTGCCCCTGGGGGGTGGCGGGCTCGGGCTCGCGGATACGGATCACCGTGGACGCGGCGACGGACTTCTCGGCGCGCTCGAGGTCGCCGGTCAGCGCCTCGATCTCGACGTCGAGCGCCGGAATGCGGGTGCGGTATCGCGTCAGCTCCTCGTTCTCGGTCTCGGACGGGTCGCGGTCATCGTCGTTGAGTTTCTTCTGGACGTCCTCCTGCATCCGCTGGACGGTCTCGCGCTCCGAGAGGAGCCGCTGGAGCCGTTCGCGGGTCTGCGTCATGGCGGGTGTCACTGGGGGTGCCTCCGATCAGCATGGTGGGGTCGTTGCTGACGGGGTGCCGCCCTGGGGCCGGGGTCACGGGTGCCACTCGGGGTGGGGTGCGTGGTGCCGGTTCGGCGGGGTGCCGTGTCGTGGTGATTGTACGGATGGTGGTTGACGGTCATAGCTATGGCGCTGCCGGGGTTGCGACGAGGATCAGGATGCGGGTCTGTCCTTCGGTCGGGATCTCGCCACGGTCAGTCCATGAGGTATCGCCGTCCGAGACGCTGCCGCCGATGTTCCCGGCGAAATCTGGTGCGCTCGCGCCGGTCGTGCCGTCGCCGTCGCACTGCCACAGATGCCCCGCTCCGATCACGCAGGACGAGATCGCCGACCCGAGTACGTCGGTCAGTGTTGCCCAGGAGGTAGCGGGTAGCGCCCCGCTGTCATGGGCGGTCAGCCCGACGACGAGCGGGTCGGTGGCGGTGACACGCACCTGGGTGGCCGGATCATCGATGGCGGCACCGATCTGCATTTCGCTGACGCCGGCTATCTGCTGATTGGGCAGGTCGCGTGTGTTGCCTGCGTCGTTGGCGATGCAGGCGATCGGGCCGATGCGCGTACCGGAGAAGATGCCGAGGAAGAAGCTGTTGCCGTCGTTGAGGTAGGTGAATTCCGTGAGGCGAACGTCGATGACCTGTGCGTCCACGTCCGGTTCGTAGACGGTCACCACGTCGTCGCTCACGTCGTCCACGGTCACGATTCCGAGGTCGAGTAGCCTCACGCCGCCAGCGCCGCCGCCACCTGATTCCTCTTCGATAAGGGCGTCGAGCTCGACGTCCGACCCGATCGGGATATGCCGCCTCGCGGTCACGATGCGTCGCTCCGAGCCTTCGCCATCGCCGCGACCATCCCGGCCTCCGAACCGTCATGGACGTGGCACGCCGCGCCGCCCGTGTAGCCGGGTGTGCCCTGCATCGTGCAGGCGCGAACCCCCGCGGGCATGGCGTCCATCCCTTCGGGCATCGCCGCCCGCTGCACCGGGGCCAACGCTGGCGGCAGGATGACGCCGACACGGGCGAGACGGGCCGCGAGGTCGGGGTCGAACACCGGCACCGGCTCCGGCGGGCGGGTGCGGACGGCCAGCACCATCGCGTCCTTGTAGGCGGGCCGGCCGGTGCGGACGAGGGAGACCTTGTCCAAGTGGGCTTTGAGGCGTTGCACGACGCCGCCCTCACGCGTTGAGCGCATCGGCTTCGCCTCGAGCGACACGCCGCGGAGCAGACCCTCCCGGACGAGCGACAGCGCCTTCTCGCCGTCCGCGTTGTCATGGACGCGGAACGTCCCTTCGAGGCCAGCGGGGGTGTCGCGGAGTTCGGCGCCGTGGCCGATGATCCCCTGGAGCCCCTGCTGGTGCTCGAAGTTCAGGAACACCTCGACACGGTTCGCGGCCTGGAGTTGGCCAGCGAATGCGCCTGGCATCCACATCTCATCGTACGGCTCCCAGCTGGGCGGGTCAGCGACGCGGGCGACGGTGTTGTAGGGGACGACGCGGAGGTCGATGGTGCGGCCGTCGCCCTCGGCCAGCTCGACGGGGAACTCGCGAACAATGGCGTCGGGGGTCATTTGCACACCGCCTCCTTCGGGGCGAATACGACGCCCAGTGCTTCAGATGCCGCACATGGATCGCGGCACTCCAGGATCGAGCATGTGACGTAGCCGTCGGTGCCCAAGAAAAGCGAGGCGGCGCCGCACGCGGGACATTTTCCTTGCACTCGCGGATGCCCGATCTGCTTCATGTGGACGTCACCTCCATGCTGGAAAGCTGCGCCGGGCGTAGCGGCTGCACGTTGTTCGCCTCCGCGACCGACGGCGTCGTCAAATCGTCCAACGCCTCGCCCTCGCCCAATGGCGGGAGGCGGAACACGGCGGCGCGGTACTCGTCGACCGTCACCGCCTTGTCGGCCAGCGCCTTTGACCACGACGTAACGAGATCCTGGAACGACGGCGCGAGGACGTCGCGGGCGTCGAACTCGACCCACGACCCGCG